TGTCTTTTGCAAAGTTGTCTCTTGCTAGGTCTTCGTTAAAGTTATCAATAACTTTTTGAACATCTGTTAAATAATACTCAAACCCTTTTAATTCTGCTGCTGTTACATCAGGTGTAATAATAACACCTGCATCACTGTAATCAATGTTAAGAGAGCTACCTTTTTCTTTTAGTCTCCTTTTCTCTTCTTGCTCTGTTCTTCCATATTCTTCACCCGAACAGTCGTATTGCATAAAAACAAACTCCATTCTCTTAACTAAATATTCTGGATATAAATGCCACTGAGCAAGCCTATACATTAAATCTTGAACATTATCAATAAACTCCTTGCCTTCAAATTTTCTTTTAGAGCTTTTAAAGTCACGGATAATTGACTCTTTCTTCTCTTTAAACAAGAATAATTTATCAATAAAGCCTCTGATTCGATAAGAGATATCTCCTTCTACTTTTTCAATATTGAAATCTATTTCAGAAAAAGACTCGCTTGGCTTTGCGTTTAACTTTTGCTCTCCGAAAAAATCATAGTTAATTCCTTCAATTAACATCTTGTCCAAGATCGAACCAAACTCTTCTAATGTTAAACCTCTATTTGTAATGTAAGAAGAAAGGTATCTATGCACAACAGGGCATGATTCCATACATTGCCCTTTGACTAGCTGATTATATAACTTTTTGTGTCTAGGGTTGCCTAAACACTCATAAACATTATGCAATGCGCTTCCCATGATCGAACCGCTATTCTGCTGATCAGGAAGGTTTAAATGATAATTGCACCAATAAATCCAACTGCAAGAGTCTAGTGTTTTTATTCTACTCGCAGATAAGGCTTTGATGGGTCTTGTTGTATCAGCCATATAAAAATGCCCATTCTTTTTTAAGCTTGCTAACTTTTGTCCGTAATCCTTTCGGTATCTTAGCGTTAGGTGCGTAGTCTATCAACCTCTTTATACAGTCTTTATGAAAATCTGAATTTAAATTTAAGTTTTGTTGGTATTCTTTTAAATTACCTCCATTTTTAATTATTTCTCCAAAATCCTCTGCTGGAGGTGGGTAAAACCAAATTTTTTCTAGATCGACTTGATCCATAAGCTTCAAGCAAGAAGACAACGCGCCGTCAAACCCTCTGTTCTGCCCTTCGTCATTGTTAAACGCTAATATAATATTAGTATTTAAAGTAGCTAGGCGAGATACTTGTCTTGTGTTTAAGACGTTTGTAAAAGCAACCATATGATTCCTCATGCCCTGTTGGGTCATAGCCAAAGAATCACCAATGCTTTCAATAACAAAAATTGAATTTTCTTTAATTATTTGATCGGCAACACCTTCTAAAGAAAAGAATGGGTAAAACCAGTCTGCGCTTTTACCGTAGTGCAACCACTTCGGTCTAGCGTCATCGTTTGCTGGTTCATAGCCCAATCGACCAGAGAAGCCATGAATGCGCCCATCTTCTCTGTGAATAGGAAAAACGACCCTCTGGTAAAACTTTCCGCTACTTGCAAGACCTGATTTATACTCTTTTAGAACTTCGGTAGAAATGCCCCTGTTTATGTAAAAAGAATAATCTGGCAATAGTTTTTGCAGACTTGAGTTTGGGAATGTCTTTTCTTCTTTCAAAAATTCCTTTTTGTTATTTGTTGAAAATGAGGTAGTGCCACTTAGATATTTAGAAACATCGTTGGTATTTAAAGTTTTTTTTAGCAGTATTTCAAATGGCAAAGGCTTGTTACCTTCCACAAAATCGCTCCATACTCCAGAGTCTTTATAAATTCTAAGAGCGGTTTTATTGTCTCCATCTCGAAAGATAGCACTTGTCTGCCAATAGGTTCCTCTATCCTCAAGATTGTATCCTATTTCTCTTAAAATAGACGCTCTATCAATCATAAATTAAAACTTCTAATTAAAACCTGCTGGCAATCCAGAGTCTTGCGCTTCATCGTTAACAAAAATATCTTCTCCCCTTGAGTTTCTGACGATATCCCTTAGATCACCCCTGTCTTCTACATTGAAATTGGAAAAATGTAAGTTTACAAAGTTATTTCTATTATTTCCCTCTACATCCTCTACAGGCTCTAAATGCCCGAAAGCATCTTCTCCCAAGTGTCTTGCGGCCAAACAAATTAGTTTGTGAGTGCCAAAATGATCTCCCTCTGTAACCCTTTCATCTATTGTTTTCTTCCTAAGAAGGAAAAGATGCGAGACAAACTGAATAATATTATCTGACAACCCAATGACAGATTCATCTTCCACAATAGAGTCAGAGTCCCTGTTATTTGTAATACCTAATCTATTTGTTTGAACAGAAGTCACCATAGCAACACATGGATTGCCGTCGAATTTTAATTCTCTACTAATAAGCTGTTTGAAATCGTGCAGAGTCTTACCTACAAAGGCCCAACCCGCTCCTTTATCAAGATTTCCAAAATCTGTTTTCAAGTAATCAAAAGAAAAGATTAGAGGATTGCCTCTACCTACATCGCTGTAATAATATCTCTTCAGAAGCGAACACATTTCATCAGAACTCATACCGGCAACATTGTGGTAAAGAATCTTAATCTTCTTCATTTTATCCCAAACATTACGGACCCGCTCTACGACCTCTTGCGCTGTCCAATCTTTATATGCAGTGTGTCTCCACTTACCGCTTTCAAGCAAGTGAACAGGGATTCCAGACGCTCCAGAAACCATTCGGAACACAAGTTCTTCTTCGCTCATTTCTCCATTATCAAAATGTAGAATTGGAACACCATGTTCGTATGAGATTTTTAACAACATATCTATCAATAGAGATGTTTTTCCAACCTTTGCTCTCGCCGCTACACAAGTAATGTTTCCCGCTCTAACTAGAGAGCCGTAAATTTTATTTAGGGTCTGATATGGACCCATAAGCCCAACTTCCTCTGGAGGGTTATCTCCCCTATCTTCGACAATCTGTTCTGCAATGTCGGCTAAGTTGACAAGTTTTTCATCACCCATTTCAAAAGCAGATACTCCATCATTGTAAATTTTATCCATACCGTCAACCAATTGATTATATGGCATTGATGGGTCTGCCTTCTTGACATACCTTTGAAGCTTTTCAGAGATATTGAAACCTTCTCTCCTGATAGACACTTTCTTTAGTTCTCTAACAGAGGATAAAAAGTTATCGGCTGTTACCTTCATAAAGGTAAGGTTTTGAATATAATCAGTTATGTCAATTGAATCAGGGAATGTCATCCCTAACTGTTTAACCCGATAAATTAAAATTGTTTCGTCAATAGACTCTGCATTGTCTAATGCAGATTTAAGCATTCTAAAGATCGTTACGTTTACTTTTGAGTCTTCAAAGTAAAAGTCTTCATCTGTTAAGATGTTAGAAACCTGACCCCAAGCCTCTTGATGTTGTAATATACCAGATATTACTTTTTTTTCTAATTCAAAACTTTTTATCATTTGTTTGAATCTCCTTCTTCGTCAATGTCAATTCCAATACTACCCATCCACTCTGATTGCTCCATAGATAATTTAAACATATCAATAGATTTTTCCAAGGCAAATCTTACAGCATTATTTTCAAACTTCATAACCGCAAATGGATTACCCTGTTCATTGATATAGAAAAGAACAAAGCCTTTATTACCTCCGTAAGTGCTTCCTGTTCTGTCGAACAATTTAGTAAGCTGCACTTCTGGAATTGTGTTTGCATCATTCTTGATGTTATCAATATCATCTTTCATAAATCTAATTCAGACAAAATGTGTTTATAATCTTCTCCCTCTCTTACCCTATGTAGTTTGATCCCATTAAGGTCACAAAATTTTTCTTTATCGTTATCTCGTTTGAGTTGCTGTAAAAAATTGAACCTGTTTTGCCCATGAAAAAATTTGTTATATCTGTAATGCTGATGCCCATCAACTTCTAATACAATATTTTTTGTAGCATTGTAAAAATCAAAATTCAATCTTGTTCCAGCTACAGGAAACTCTTCATAAACTATATCAGCTTCCCAATATTTTGCAAGCTCTTTCTTTACAGACCTCTGTAGTTTGGAAAGAGAATTACCTTGCCAGTCTATTTTATAGACATAACTTTTTTTGACTTTAACTTCTCGACCAGCCAAGCTTTTAAAGGTCATACATTTAAAATGTTCTTATCGCAAAAGTCATTAAGCTTATCTGTTAGCTCTGAATCTTTCTCTAAGAGATCATAAATAGATTCAATGCCTTGAAGCTTTATCGGTTCATCTAGTTTTAGACTATCAGTTAGCTCTTCGCTAGAAGAAAACCAAGATCCTTTCTTTTCAAAGAAGCCCCACTGAAGAAGAAGGTCTACGATTTCCCTCTCTACCCACACTGAAGACTTTCCTACTCTTCCGAACTTAACTGGATACTGGATAACAATCATGGAAGTTTCATTTGTTGACTTCCAGATTTTTACTTTTGCCAATTGACCTATAGGTTTTTTTGCAAGAGTTAACTCGCCTTCTCCCGCGCCTTTGGGTAGAATTTTTTCTGTAGGTCTTGGTCGCTGAAATTCAAAAACCCAATCTGGATAATGGACGGCAGCATTGCCGCCAGAAGCTCCTCCTAATTTATTTTTGTCTTTAGCTTCGTATTGCCCTTTAATCTCAGCACGAACTTGGCCCATCATAATGCACAAATGTCCACGTTTAGCCATGTAGCCATTTGTTCTTCTAAGAAAGTCGCCCGTCATAACTGCACCAGCAGCGATCTTAGCTGCATCTGAAGTTGACTTTTTCAAAGCCGCTTCTGGTAGAAGCCCATCCATGCTGTCAATGATAACACAATAACGAGTTTTATCAGAGTGTTTCGTAACTAACTCACGCAACCAATCAAAAACTGTCTCATAAATATTGCACTCAAAAACCAAAACTGTTCCATCCACCCAATCTTTTGGATGATAAACAAATGTTGATCGACATCTTTCTTTCATCTTATCTGAAAGCCGCCCTTCTGCCAAGACAAATATACCTTTGGAGTTTTCCAAAGTTTCAAGGTAGTTAGCTTGAATCTCAAGAGCCTCAGAGGTTTTACCGCCTTCTGTTGGGCCTACAAAACGAACCAATCCAGATTGCAAACCACCATCAACAGCTAGATCAAAAATCTTAGAGCCTGTTGAAATTTTATAGTTGCCCCTAAACTCTTCAAAATTTGTATGCAATTCTTTGTTAGAATTAAAATACTTTTCTGTAAACTCCTGATCTTTAGACAGGCTAACTTCTGCTTCCTTTACCTTACTCATTTAAAAACTCTCTAAATCCTTTCTTTCTTTTACCGTTCCAGTCTTCACCGACCTTATCCTTCTGCTCTATTATAAGATGTTTTTCTGGCTTGTAAAGCCAAATCTTCTCTTGTAATGAAAGATATTTCTTACCGTCCTGACTTATTAAGTAAGCCAAAGAATTAAGCTCAAAAGGTGGCGATACCACTTTGAGAAAATCAATATTGTAAGAAGAAAAGATTTCTTTAGTAAACTTCATCTCCCTAGCGTATGCACCCTTGGGTTGCTCCGCAAGCATACGGGCAATGAAATCTCTCCTCTCTTGAAAATATGTAGGTTCTTTAGCCACTTAGATCGCTTTCTACCATTTTACGAACTAAATTTTTAAAGTTTGTTTTTGGTTCCCAACCTAATTCTTTTCTTGCTGGCGTAGAATCTCCAAGTAGTAATTCTACCTCTGCTGGTCTATAAAATTTTGGATTGATACTGACCACAACCATTTCCTCGCCATCGTCTTTAATATGACAATAAGTTTCCCCAATACCTTCTCCGCGCCAAGCGCAATATTTCAGACCCGCAGACCAAAAAGCTTCTTCTACAAAAGATCGAATACTATTTGTTTTTCCAGAAGCTAAAACATAATCTTTTGGTAAGCCTTCTGTTTGGTTTTGATTTAACATTTTCCAAACACCTTCCATGAAATCCTCTGCATCAGACCAATCACGTTTTGCATCGAGATTTCCAAGCTCCAATCTTTTGATTGGATATCCTTTTTGTAAAGCTTTAGACATCTCTGCTACGGCTTTGGATATTTTACGTGTTACAAACTCTTCTCCACGACGAACTCCTTCGTGATTAAAAAGAATGCCTTGAACAGCATAAAGGTTATAACTTTCCCTCCAGACTTTTATCAAATGATGAGCCGCGCATTTAGAAACCCCATATGGAGAACGTGGTTTGAATGGATGCTCTATATCTTGAGGCGAGTAATCTACATCACCAAATTGCTCACTAGATCCAGCATTGTAATATCTACAATGAGGAACATATTTTCTAATTGCATCTAACTGATATAATACAGCCATAGCGTT